TTTTTGATCCTATACCTGTTCCTCTTCTTATATATTCAAAGGTTGGATTTGGATCAGTTATTGTAAATAAATTTTCAATATCAGTTGGTATATTTCCATATTGATCATGTTTTAATATTTTGTTTGTTTTAATAATATTTTGTTTTTTCTCTCCTGTACTTCCATCATCTAAATTTTTTCCTTCATAATAATGTAAAAATTTAGGATTTTTAATCTGATTTGGTTTAAAACAGCACGGTACATAAGGATATGCAGAAGCATTTTTAAGTTTGTTAAGTTTAAGCCCTACGTGTTTATGTACTTTATGCTTGCAAGTGTAGTAATTTTGACGTACTCCATCAAGTGGAAATTTAGTAGCATTAGGGTCTTTAGGAACATCACGAGGAAACTTTATTACTTGTTTACCTTTGTTTATTAATTCAGTTGCTTCTTCTTCAGAAATAATAGTAGGCATTCTAGTAGGTTTACAATTTCTTGTATAGTTTGAAACAAAAAGATCTGGAGCTTTTTCATTTAATTTTACATCTTCTTCTATTTTTTCTTCTACTTGAACATCTCCAAAATTTGGAATGTATTCTCTATAAAAATCTTGAATTTCATTATATTTTTTATCATAAAGAATAAATAATTTACCTAATATTTCTTTAAATATTTCTACAGATTTACTATTATTACAATTTGATATTCTTACACGTATATAAGGTTCTCCTATAGGAAAAAAATCAAGATCTTCGTCTTTCATACTAATATCTCCTTTAATCATCTTTTTTTCTGTTATTGTTGCTGATATAAATTCAGTATTTTGGTGTTCAAAATGTATGTATAACCCAGCTTTCTTTTTAGTAGCTTTTTCGTGATCATCAATTGTTATAAGAAGTTTAAAAATATCATCATTCATTACCAAATCGGCAAATATGTATTTATCAAGAGTTAAATTTGGATAATAAAATACACCTACAATTTTACTTTCTTTTGTTTCTTTAATACTAATATCTATATTTGGAAAAATCTCTAATGATCTTTTTGTAAAAATATCATTAGAAACATTACCTTTAGCATTGTCTATACTTATTTCAGCTGTAAAATTAGTAGTTATAGGATCAATTTTAATTACTGCATCTGAATAATTAGAAATATTTTTATTTGTTATATCATCTTTTTGATGAACTTTTAAAATTATTGAATCAGGTGTTGTTATAGCCCATTCCGAAGAAGGGATAAAATCAGTTTTTATTTTATAAAAATTATGCGTTGTAACAAAAGGAACTAAAGGTGTTAAAACAACAGAATTAAATAATTCTAACATAGATATATTTGTCATTTCTAATGTTAGAATAAATTGTATATATTCTATTTTAAATGGTGTACTTACAGCAGACTCATAATTAAATTCATTAAATAATTTTATTGTTTTCTCAATTTTTTGAGACTGTGATTTAATACTTTTTTCTATATATAATTTAGTTTGTAATATATCTTTCCAGTCTCTTTTAAACTGAGTATGAGCTAAATATATTTTTCTTTTTACTAATTCAGTTATTATTGAATCTAATACACTTTCTCCTACTTCTTTTTGTAATTTTTCATTGTAAGCTAACCATACACGTACTATTTTATCTTTTACATTTAATGTATCTCCAAAATTTTTTATACTAGAATCAATAAGTTTGAAAACAGATGAATTGTTTTGTGCTTCATTTTTAATTTCAGATAAAAAATCTGTTACTATAATATTTTTTTTATTAAGTTCATCATACGTTAATCCATTAGGAAAATATAAATATTCGGGTAAAGTTTTTAAATCTAATGCGATTCGATCTTTAATTGTGATTAAATTGTCAAGATCATAAATTTTTATTTTTTTTCCATTAATCTTAACCATTTATTTATAATTACAAATAAAATTATAAGATTGTATTTGTAATAAATTTAAACATAAAAATGACACTATTTATTACCATTTTATTAAATAATAAATTGATATTATTTAATAAAATAAAGAATTTATAAAACAATGATGTATTCCACTAAGATTGAAATAAACATACCGCTTCCTATGTCAAAGTATGACACAATCGGTAAGCATTATGCCACTTTTTTAAGAGGTGGAGAAAAATGGTATAAAAAATGAGCCCTTCCCTGTTGAATGGAAGGGCTTGTCATCAGTGTCAACGCATGCCGAAATGAATCTGATTGTAAGCACATTGCGTCAAATGAAGAAGAATGTTGGAAGACGAAAGTATCATTCATCTGAGTATAATTATGGTAAGTTTCCTAATACTCTTATTGTTATTTCAATATATAAGAATCAATTAAGAAACTCTCGTCCATGCAATGAGTGTATTAAAGTTATGAGGATGTATAAAATTAAACGTGTTGTGTATTCAACTGGTAATTTACAAGAGCCTTTTCATATGGAACTTGTTTCATCAATGCCTTTTATGTGTCAATCACGCGGAAACAGATGCATGAATCATTAATTTACAATTTTTTTATAAACTATTAAAAAAATTGATACCATTAAGATGATTTAGTATTTAGTTTATTACACGCATCCATTTTTTTTCATATTAAGTATTTTTTCTCTAACCATTTCTTTATTAAGAAACCTAGATCCACAAGTATAGTTAGCGCATTCTACTTCTAAATTTTTATTATATCTTTTTACACCATCCATATAAAAAGATTGATCATCAAATAACACAACACATTTATCAGGAATATGCGGGTAAAATAAATCTCTCCCGTATACCATATCAAATCCTTTAACATATCCAGGATCTGATGATACTTTGTTAGATGGCCAATCAGGTGGTTTATGTTTGTTACCAGCTACCATAGAAGTGCTATTATACATTGTGCTATTTTCTTTAAATTTTTTACACAATATATTTGACATCCAGTTTTTTGAATTTAATTCAAGACCTCCTGCAGTTTCTTCTTTACATATATGATCTATTGTTCTATTACTAGCTGTTATAATTCCAACGTCAAAATTATTTTTTAAACATTCTTCGATTATCGAATCTACGTCACCTGTAGCAGTAGTTAAAGTATCATCAATATCAAAATAACATATCCCTTTGACATTATTGTTTGTTATAGGTTTTGTTTGTTTATTATGTTTTGTATGTTTATTATGTTTTGTATGTAGATAAACAAAAATACATAAACAAACAAAACAAACAAAACATAATAACAATAACTTTAATCTTTTCATTTATTATAACAAAAAATGAATTATAACAAAAAATGAATTTAAAAGCGAATTCATATTTAAATATAAATATGGCATCAAAACCTAAACAAAAATATACTAAAATGGATCCGTTGGAGCATATATTACATAGAAGTGATACGTATGTAGGAAGTACTAGAGCAAGAGAAACAGAAGAGTATATTTCATGTTCTGATGAAAATTTTCATATATCTAAAAAAATAATATCATTTTGTCCTGCTATTTTAAGAATTTTTGTTGAACCATTATCAAACGCCATTGATAATGTAACACGAAGCAAAAAATCAAATACTCCATGTACTAAAATAAAAGTAAATATAAACATTGAAACCGGTGAAACATCTATTTGGAACGATGGTGAATGTATTTCTATTGAAATAGACAAAGATGAAGGTTGTTACAACCACAGTTTAATTTTTGGACAACTTCTTACATCGTCAAACTATGACGACAAAGAAGATAGATATAATATTTCTGGCAGAAATGGGCTCGGCGGAAAACTTACGAATGTATTTTCCGAATCTTTTAAAGTAAAAGGTTTAGATCCAGTTAATAAGAAAATATTAGAACAAGAATGGACTCAAAATATGAAAGTTGTATCAAATCCTAAAGTTACTTCAACAACTTTGAAAAAAGGATATACAGAAGTATCTTGGATTCCTGATTTTAAACAATTTAAAATGAAAAGTTATACTCAAGACATTATTAATGTATACTGTAAATATATTGTAGATGCTGCTATGTTAACAAATGTAGATGTGTACTTTAACGATGTTTTAATTCCTGTAAAAACACTTAAAGATTATTCAAAACTTTATTCATCTATTAATGAACTAGATATTTTAACTATTAATACAACAGACGCGCATATTGTTCTAATTCCATCATCTCATTTTGAAGCTATTTCATTTGTTAATGGTGTATATACATCTTTAGGCGGAACTCACGTTGACGCATGGATAGAAGCAACTCTTCGTCCAATTGTTCAAAAATTAACATCTCCAAGCGGAATTACTTTTACTATCGGAGATGTTAAAAAATTCTTTAAAATTTTTGTAGTTGTTATGGTAATTAATCCTGAATTTGAATCACAAAGTAAACATAAACTAGAATCTCCTGTAAAAGCATCTGTAAGTAAAAAAGATATTACAACCATACTTGGGTGGTCTGTTATTGATGATATTAAACGATCAAAAGAGTTAGGAGCTTTAAAAAAGTTAGAAAGAAAAAAGAAAAATTTTGTAAAAATAGAAGGATTAGATCCTGCTAATAATGAAGGAAGCAAATTAGGAAATCAATGTACTCTTATATTAGTTGAGGGACTTGCTGCTAAAACATATGCAGTCAAAGGAATTGATGTAGGAGCATTTGGGAAAAAAGGACGTGATTGGTTTGGAATATACGCTCTTCGTGGAAAAGTACTTAATGTAAGAAATGCTAAAACAGCTTCTATTGCTAAAAACAATGTAATTGCTGATATAATTAAAGCACTAGGAGCCCAAATAGGATTTGATTATAAAGAAACAGAAAAGTTTATGTCCTTAAGATATGGTAAAATTCTTATAATAACTGATGCTGATGTAGATGGAATTCATATTTCTGGATTACTTCAAAATATGGTTCATACTCTTTTTCCTTCTTTGCTTGAAAGAGATGAATCTTTTGTTACTTCTATGCAGACTCCAATTGTAAGAGTATTTTTACCAAAAACTGAAGCTATAAAAGAAATATTATTTTACGATGAAAGAGCTTTTAGTAAATACGTTACTGATTATAATACTAAAAATCCTGGTAAAAAAATCAATACAAAATACTATAAAGGACTTGGTTCTTCGTCTGATCAAGATATTATGGACACGTTTGGTCAAAAAATGATTAATTTCAAACAAGATGAACATACAAGTTTTAATATGAATAAAGTATTTCATACAAAACAATCAGATGCAAGAAAAACGTGGCTGGAAAATTACGATAGTACTAAAAATACATTACAATGGAAAGGAGATAAACAAGAAATAGTATCTCTTAATATTTCAGATTTCTTAAATAGTGAAATGATCAAATTTTCTTTAAACGACTGTAAAAGAAGTCTTCCATCTCTTATGGATGGATTAAAAGAAAGTCATAGAAAAACACTATATGCATGTTTTTTAAGAAATCTCAAATACACCGGAAAATCTCTTAAAGTAGCTCAATTAGCCGGTTATGTTTCTGAACATACTGCATATCATCACGGTGAACAAAATTTATACGATACAATTACTAGAATGGCTAATTCATACCCAGGAAGTAATAATATCCCTTTACTGTATAGAGACGGACAGTTTGGTTGTGTGGATCCTAATACTCCAATTTTAATGTGGGATTTTTCAATTAAGAAAGCATGTAATATTCAAGTAGGTGACAAATTAGTAGGAGATGATGGAACTGAACGAAACGTTACAGCTATTACATCAGGAGAAGATGAAATGTATGAAATATTACGTAATAAAATGGATAGTTATATAGTTAATAGTCATCATATTTTAACATTAAAGTTTAGTAGTCATAAGAGTATTTTTTGGAAAAAATCTTCTAAAAGGTGGACTATGAATTACATAGATATTGTAAATAAAACAGCTCACTCCAAATCTATTGGAATAAATTCTAAAATAACAAAAGAAAAAGCTTTTGAAGAAATGAAATTATTTGCTTCTACAGTAAATGACTGTAACATTATTGATATAAATGTCCAAGAATATTTATCTTTACCAAAACATGTTCGTAATCATATGAAAGGTTTAGTTAACTCTGCATCTATACAAAAAGAATATAAAGAAGTTAGTATAGATCCATATATTCTTGGATGTTGGTTAGGAGACGGAATGCAAGATGGTCATGCATTTTCTTCAATTGATGAAGAAATTATAAAATCATTTGTTATATGGTTAGATTCAATTGGATGTGAAGTAGTGCATGCTGAAAATTATGAAAAAGATGCATGTACATATTATATTAGAAGAAGAGGATCAGGTGTAGGTCCTTCTATCGGAGACATAAATTATACCAGTAACATATGTAAAGGATGTAAAACATCTAAAAGACAATTATCAGTGTGCGATTGGGTGTGTTCAAAAACCACATCAGAATATTTATGTTATGGTTATACAACACATGGTTCAAACCGAACAGATTTAAACCCGTTTAAGGAATTATTGAAAAAAATAAATCTTTACAAAAATAAACATATTCCTCATGATTATATTATAAATTCTGAAAACGTTAGACTACAATTGATTGCAGGATTAATAGATACAGATGGAACTCTAAGAAAACAAAAAAATAACTATAGATTTGATATATATCAATCAGAAAAATATCACTCTGTTATTATTGAGTCGGCTAATATTATTGCAAAATCTTTAGGGTTTAAAACAAGTATATCAAAATCAGAAGGAATGTTATGTCTTTCTATTAGAGGAGATTTAACAAGAATTCCAACAAGAGTTCAGCGTAAAAAGGTAAATGTACAATCATATAAAATAGATACGTATTGTCATTCTATTCAAATTAAACGTATAGGTAAAGGAAATTTTAACGGTTGGAATATTGATAAAAATGAAAGATTTTTACTTGGAGATTCAACAATTACACATAATACTCGCCTCAGCGGAGGCAAAGATGCAGCAAATGCAAGGTATATTTTTACTAAGTTGGACGCACTTACTAGATTATTATTTAGACCTGAAGATGATGTATTATTAGAAAGAGTTGTAGATGATGGTGACATAGTAGAACCTATATTTTATGTTCCAATTCTTCCTACTATTTTGATTAATGGATGTATAGTTGGAATCGGAACAGGATGGTCATGCTCAGTTCCTTGTTATAACCCTATTGACTTGATCGCATCTGTTAAATCCTGGTTAAATTCAGATGGAAACGTATTGTTAGAAGAAGAAGGAACAACTGTATCTTTATTACCAGCTATAGATCCATGGTATAGAGGATATACAGGAAAAATAGAATCATGCGGTGATTCTAAATATACATCATGGGGTAATATAATAGAAGAGAAGAAAACCAAAGTTGTAAATGAACTTCCTATTGGAATGTGGACAGATAATTTTAAGGAATATTTAGATGATTTGTTAGAAGAAAAAGTTATACAAAAAGTAAAAAATTATTCTACTCCTAAACATATTAGATTTGTTATTACAGAATCAGCTGATGGTCTTTTATGTGATCTCAAAAATTTAAAATTATATAAATACATATACACATCAAATATGGTTTTGTTTGATTCAAACGGAAAAATAACAAAATATAACAATGTTGATGAAATCATTAATGAATTTTGTAAAGTACGACTTGTATATTACTCCAAAAGAAAAAATTATATGATACAAAACCTTGAACATGATATAAAGTTTTTAGGAAATAAAAAAAGATTTTTAGAAGAAATTATGAAAGGAGATATCAAATTGTTTGATGATACAGGAAAAACACGTAAAAGTAGAAAAACTTTAGATATATTCAAAGATCTTGAAAAAAGAGGTTATGACAAAGAAGTAAAAGTAGATAAAGATGTAAAAGAAGATGAAGATGAAAATGAAGAAAAAAGTAATGGTTATGATTACCTACTACGACTTCAATTCAGAAGTATTACAGAAGAAAAAATTAATAAGTTAAAAAATGATATTGATTCAAAAATTAAAATTAGAGATTCTCTTTCTAATACTACTGAAAAACAAATGTGGATTCAAGACTTGGATGAATTTGAAAAAGCATATGTAAAATGGCTAAAAGATGTTGAAAAAGAAATTGTTAAAACTAATAAAAAATAAACTGTAGATAAGCTTAAAATTATAATTATAATTTTAAGACAAATTAAATATAATTAAAGATGAGTAATATCATTGAACCTTCTATAAACAACCTTACTAATAAAATGCAAGATATAGAGTTAGATGATTTAGAATACATCATATATGATAAAGTTGTTTTGTGTATAGATGTTGGTATACTTAATTTAGGTATTAGCGTAGGTTTAATTGATGAGCAATTTAATTTAAAAGAAATTGCTCATGTAGATTTAATTGACATTACAAAATTTACTCACGCCCATGAACTAGAAGGAAAAATTTGTAATTTACACCATACTAAAACTATAGCAGATTGGATGGAACATTTATTTCATGAACATTTACCATTATTTCAAGAATCTGATTATATTTTAGTTGAAAAACAACCTCCTATTGGACTAGTATCAATAGAACAATTAATATATTATAGATGGAGAGATAAATGTCATCTGGTTTCACCTCGGTCAATGCATAAATATTATAACATAGGACAGTTTAACTATGAACAAAGAAAATTAAAAACAATTGAAATAGCAACAAGTATATCAGCTTGGAATCCAAGAGCTATAAAAAATTATGAAATATTTAAAAGAAAACACGACATTACTGATAGTATATGTTTAATGGGATTTTGGTTAAACAAAAATAAAATAAATTATTTAGAAAAACAAGAAAAA